CCCCAAATCAATTCCGAGTGCTGTCTGCCAGGTCTCATCGGGAAGTTCCTCGACCAGATTCCTCTTTCTGGAAAATCGATATACCAACGTGTTCTCATCCCTCGTCCACTCGCCTAAGTACTCTCGACGGTAGGTCGGGTTGTCTTCACTCCAGCCATTCTCCTCAATCGCTCGGTCCAGCCATGCCTTAGCTCCTGGAAGATGCGGGTTCTCCATGAGGGTCCAGTAATGGCTTTCGAATGGAGATCGCTTGAGTTGGTCTGCGTCGTAGAAATAACCCGAGCAAGTAGCAGACGGCGTTCCACACAACCACAACTCTCCATCATGGTCCAGGAGAGCTGCTTCGAGGACGTCGTTGACAAGAGTCTCAAGAATCGAAGTTTTGATACTTTGCGCTTCATCGATGATCACCCTCGAATAGGCAGGCCCACGAAACTTGTCTACTTCTCCAGGATCCTGACAACCTCCCAAAATGATCTGAGATCCATTCGGCAACTTCACTGTCAACTGATTCTCTAAAAACTCCATCCCCATTGCCCATTGACGCTCCAGTTCCCTCAGTGTGCTCCATAGAATCCTCCGTGCATTCTTAATACTCAAAGTGATGTAAGGCACCAAAATCCCAGGCTTCCGCACCGCTGCATCAATCAAACCGATTGCACTCAGATGCGTCTTCCCTGCACGACGCGAACACCTCGCAACACGCTTCTTGGTGTCACTCTGGAAAAACTCCAACTGCTTCGGATGTAAACTCCCGATCATCTGATCAAGAATAAACTCCAGCTGCTGCTGCTGATCCTTACGTGCCCTTATTCGACTTACGGCCTCTTCCGCGAGAGCCCTTTGCTCCTTGCTCCACTGAAGATCCGCTCGCCTTGCTCTTTTTTTCGGTTGCCCGGCCATCCATTTCCTTTGCCATCCGCGCAGCCTCCGCCGTCTCATAACACGCGACGTTCCCCACGGGGATCACTTTAAGCACCGTCTTCTTACCATCATTGATCGAAACCGTGACAGAACCATCATCCTCCATCTCAAGCTTCGTATGAATATCATCCTTGAGCCTCACTGCAACTCCATGCAACGGGACCTGGACGCCTTTGATCAAATCAATATTTTCAAGTTTCATAGCATCATCCGATAAGGGTTCCACCTCCATTTCACACTCGGCCACGCCTTGAACAGACTCTCCGTTCGATGACTCACAATGACCGGCTCCAGCGGGTCTCCAGGTAAACCATTCATGAACTCCCGAAGCAACCTGGTTCCAATACCCATCCTCCGGAACGCTCCCTTCACATAAACGAAGTGCAACACCGGGTTCTCTGCATCAAATGCAACATAACCCCAGATCACGTCAGGATCGTCAGGGTCACATGCGACTAAAAGCGTACATTTCGTTAGGATTTTTTTGAGGATTATGTCGTGGTAGTAAAGGGATAGGGAGGGGGGTATGGGGGTCCTGGCTACCCCACGTCGACCGACCTGAGCTGCCCAGATGGGGTCCCTGGCGACGGCGCGGTTCCAACTGTCCAAGACGAACCCGGTTTCCCGGCCTTCTAGCTCCAGCGGTCTGATCAAGAGCCCCGGTCCCTGGTTAATTACCAGCGACCCTATCGCAGGATCCGTTGCTATTGCTGGGCTCGCGGCGGTCATGACCTATGGGTTCGTGTTTGAGTTCGTGTCCTGCTCCAAAAAACCGCCAAGAGCATTGGTCATGGCAGGATCCTGGCGAATCTCATCGAGCAGCTGCGAGTCACTGAGCCTGCCAAGGTTGACGTTGACCAGCGGCTGCTGCCGCTCGGACCAGCTCTCGGGGCTGAGGTTCTTGAGGGCAAAAATCTGGGCCTGGACGCTGGACTTGGAGGACTCCAGGAGGGAGGAACTCAGCGCCCCAACAGTCTTTGCGCGTCCGCGTGAAATTGCTTCCTGAATCTCAGGATGGTCCTGTTTCTTCTCGCTGAGTGTCGTCGGACCAACGCCGATGATATGAGCGATTTGTTCCTGGGTCAGTCCGAGCTTGGCGTGGTGCTCGATCCGGTTGAGGACAGACTTGGTGATCTTAAATTCAGGCTGAGGCATCGCATCCATGTGATGACTGAGTGAGCATTTAGTTCAATATCCGAGAATGAATCTCGAAAGTCAAATATTAATTTACACCAGCGAGAAAATCTTCGAGTTGAGTTTCAGTGAAGAGATATTCTTTGCCTGGTTTCGAGTGTTTAATTTTCGATCGTCTGCAGTAATCTCTGAGTGTTCGAGCAGTGAGTGGATAACCTCGAAGGGCGAGGTGTTGAACTGCATCTGGGATCTTGAAGTATTTTTGATTCATGGTGTTTCATTGGAGAAGAGTTCGACGGCTTCAGAGTAGTGGAGACCCAGCCGCCATGAGTCTTTGATATCCTGGTCTTTGATATCGGGGCATCCATCTTTGACATAGAGTTTGTAGAGGCCAAATTCCTTACATCCACGTCCATTCAGATATTCATGCGCGTCCGCGCTTTTTATATTTTCTTTTTTATCTTTATTTACTTTATTACCTTTATTATGTAGCTGCGGCACGTCTGTGGCACGTGTGTGGGTCGTGTGCGGCACGTGTGCGGCTCCTTTGTCGTTCAGTATGCGCTTAATCGTTTCCCAATCCTGCCATACGTTGAAATTAGTGACCTCAATGAGGCTTCCTGCTCTGCTAGTTTCTATGCAAATCATATTGCAGCGTTCTAGCGACCGTCGAGCCGTTCTGACGTTCGAAATCGATAGGTTCAGCTTCATGCTTTCGTTCTCCATCGACGTGATGAATGACCCTCGTTTAAGCTCATATTCACGACCTTTCCAGTAGGTCATATGATCCTTCCAGGCGACCTCTTCGAGGCAATGCATCCAATAGTTCCAGACCAGCATATTTGATCTCAGGTGATGGTTTCGTGATTCACGATGATAAAGAATCCAGCCTTCCGATGGCGTCTTCTTTTCCTTCATATCAAATCCATGACTTTGTCTTCATCAGTCCATTCATGATCACACTTGTGACCGCGTGGAAGCAGGCAATATTTCTTTTTCTGAACTTCCCAGCAATTCGGCCACTGCTTTGTCTTTTTATATCGCTTGTACCAGGGGCTCATGGCACCAAGGATCTCATCGGATACTTTGCACCTGAAGACCCTGCCTTCGATGGTGACCTTGATGGTTCCTCGAAGCGGAGATATCTTGCCCTTCATGCCTCCTCCGGTTCCAGGAATGCCAGTGTTCCACGGTCGGTTCCCCTTCTCGAAGGCATGTCTTCCTTTCAGATTCCTGCAGTTCTCCCGGTTCAGGCATCCGCATGACTTGGTGCCACCTTTCTCGATCCGGACGTTCTTCCCGCGGATTGATTTGATGGTGCCGCATCGGCAGCGGAACCAGTAATACCGGACACGGTATTTTTTGAACCTTAATGGATCCAACCGTAATGGAGTGAGCCTGGTGCCTGGTACTTCGACGCCAAACGTAAATATCATTTGTTGTGTTTCCTTGTCTTGCTATGAATCGCATCGCTATGTCTCGACTTGACGCGTCAGGCTGAGATTCGCTTCGCCATGATCGGTGTAAATCTTTGAGTTCCTTGTCATGCCTCACCTAGCAACGCCGGGTCAAGCCGGTCCTCGCGTCGCCCCGTCTTGCCGGGCCTTGAGAGCTGTTTAATTCTTTTGTTTCCTTGCCTAGTAGAGTCACGCCCCGATTGGCTATGCCTGGCCACGCTATGCCGCGCTTCGCCTTTCCTCGCTCCGCATCACCGAGTCCAGCCGGGCCCCGGCCCGCCCTGGTTGAAAATCTTTTGGTTCCTTGCCTTGCTTTGCCCAGGGAAGACCTGCACCGTCTTGTCTAGTCAGGCTACGCCCGGATTCGCATCGCCACACCTAGTCAAGCCTCGCCAAGTCAGGAGTCTTAATTCTTTGGGTTCCTTGCTTTGCCTTGACAGGCGTAGCCAAGCAGCGTCGCGCTCTGCCAAGCCTCGTCAGGCCATGAGTTTTAAATCTTTTGGTTCCTTGCCTAGTCGAGTCACGCATAACCGAGTCATGCCGAACATCGCCATACCCCGCCCTGTCGGGTCCAGGCTTGCCAGGTTATAAATTCGTTTTGAAAATCTTTTGTTTCCTTGTCTTGCATTGCCCCGCCGCATGGAGCCTAGCATCGTCGAGCTTCGCCAGGCCACGCCACGCGATGCATCGACCGGCCTAGCCCGGGCTTGGTAATTTCCTCCTTTCATCACGAAGCAGAACCCGGAGGCCTGCAACTCGGGCCATCGTATCCGCATGGACCTGCCGTTCCCGGACGTCTAGCTTTTCCATTGAGGTGTTCACCAATCGAGAGACGGCCTTCCTCATATTCTTCTGGAGTTTGGTATGCAGTGCTTTCTCTGCATATTCTGCCTGCTCTTGAGATGGAAGAATCCGGTATCCGATTCCCCAGACTGAGATGAGGCAGATCTTTTTTTCCTGAAGGAGAAATTCTTTGAGCTGTTCCATGTTCGCCATGTATGCGAGTTGGATCGTATCGAACTGATGCTTCGGCATAATATCCGTAGGCTGCTCGAGCCCGAGGTTCTCAAAGAACCAGGCGTGTTCGATTATGTCATTAGCATTGAATTCTTCTTCGAGGAACAGTTTTGCAGCCTCTCTCCATGCCGGGAAAAGCTGCATCATTTCATCATTTTCATTCATGGTTTCCTTGCTTTGCCCAGCTCGGCCTCGTCGAGCGAGGACTGGCCTCGACATGACAAGCCCTGCCCGGTTAATTAACTATTTCAAAGCGTCCATACCTCGGACGGTAATCACAAATACCGACAAAATCCCCGGCGGTCTTCACATAGCCGAGAATGTCATTCATATTGAGCAGCTCCTCACTTGCGACGACGGTGAAGGAAATACTCCACTCATGGAAAATCGGACGGCAGCGCATGATTCGCTTCTTCTGAAGAACAACCGATCTTATGTCAGTGAACTTATCACGCTGGTTCCACATGCCTTCGATATCCCGGGGACCGGAATATTCGAGTTTGACTTTCTGCTCGAGGATCTGGAGTCCACGCTGGATGTTTCGACCCATGCGGACGAACTTCGCACCATCACGGATCATAGCTTCGACGTTTTCACCAGGGATGACCGGGCCTTCTCCATTCATGTAGAGGTGACCTTCCCATTCGAGACGTGCGATCTGTTCGAGATCGTCGTCTGTTTTCTTTCGTTTGCCGGTCAGTTCCTTGATCTGTTTCGACAAGGGATCGATCGGATTTGCAAGACGCTCAGATGCCATCAGCAGTGGCGTCGTACCTACTATTTTTATTGTTTCTTTAATCATAGTGCTTCTCGTTTTTAAAGCTCAGGGAGGGCCCTCAGTGAATCACGGCACTGGATGCTGACCCTTAGCAGGGGTTCATGAGACGGGGCCATGTTTTGCGAGAGGATCGCAGGGAGAGGCCCGACCTGGTTTGCCCTGAGCTGTTTATTTATTAGTG